ACATCTGAGAACTCCGCGCTGGTGTCGCGCAAGCACTGGCGCATCTGGGATAGTGACTCGCCGCCTCGGTGCGACTACATCCTGCAGAGCTGGGACACGGCCCATGAAGTGAAGAACACCTCGGACTACAGTGCCTGCACGACGTGGGGCGTGTTCTACAACGAGGAAGAGGGCGACAGCCCGCAGGTGATCCTGCTGGATGCGTTCAAAGACCGCATGACCTTCCCCGAACTCAAGCAAGTGGCCCTCAAGCACTGGAAAGAGTGGGAGCCCGATGCGTTCATCGTCGAGAAGAAGGCCGCTGGCGGGCCGCTGATCCAAGAGCTGCGGGCGATGGGCATCCCTGTACAAGAATTCAGCCCCAGCCGAGGCAACGACAAGATGGTGCGTCTGAACGCCGTGGCCGATCTGTTCACCTCTGGTAAAGTATGGGCTCCTGACACGCGCTGGGCGCGGGAAGTGATTGAAGAGATTGCCGCTTTCCCTGTCGGGGAGAACGACGACTACGTGGATACTACGACCCAAGCCTTGCTGCGCTATCGCCAAGGTGGGTTTATTTCGTTAGACTCGGATGAGCAGGACGACCCGCTCCGATATGCCCGTCGTCCGACTGCATACTACTAAGGACACCAAATGGCTGTTGATAAAGGCTTGTACCAAGCCCCCCAAGGACTCGAAGCTCTGTCTCAGGACGAAGAACCGATCGAAATTGAGATCGTAGACCCCGAAGAAGTGCACATCACTGCCGGTGACTTGGAAATTGACATCGAACCGGGCGAAGACAGCGACTTTGGCATGAACTTGGCCGAAGAACTGGACGAAGGTGCCCTGACAAAGCTGGCCGGTGAGCTGTCCAGCGACATCGACAACGACCGAAACAGCCGCAAGGACTGGGAAAAGACGTACACCGAGGGCCTGAAGCTGCTCGGTTTGAACTACGAAGAGCGTACGGAGCCTTGGAACGGGGCGTCTGGCGTGTTCCACCCCATGATTACCGAGGCTGTGGTGCGGTTCCAGAGCGAAACCATCACTGAGATGTTCCCAGCCGCCGGGCCGGTGCGTACGAAGATCATCGGCAAAGAGACCCCCGACAAAATTCAGGCAGCGCAGCGTGTCGAGGCTGACATGAACTACGAGCTGACGGAAGTTATGCGCGAGTTTCGGCCTGAGCAAGAGCGCATGCTCTGGAGTCTACCCGCAACGGGCTCGGCTTTCAAGAAGGTGTACTTCGACCCCAGCCTTGACCGGCAGGTTTCGATGTTTATCCCCGCAGAGGACATCATTCTGCCGTACGGAACGACCGATCTGGACACTTGCTACCGCATCACGCACGTCATGCGCAAGACCAAGAACGAGATCATCAAGCTGCAGAAGGCCGGGTTCTACCGCGACTGCGACTTGGAAGAGTCCACCAAGCAATCGACCGACATTCAGAAGGCCAAGGACAAGGAAACTGGCTTCACGGACATCAACGACGACCGCTACACCCTGTACGAAGTCCACGTTGACCTCGACATCGACGGTTACAACGACGAAGAAGATGGCGAAGAGACCGGCATCGCCCTGCCGTACGTCGTGACAATGGTTAAGGGTACCAATCAGGTACTCGCAGTGCGCCGTAACTGGCTGGAAGAAGATGACCTCAAACTCAAACGCCAACACTTTGTCCACTACCAGTACATCCCCAGTTTTGGAGCGTACGGCTTCGGCCTCTTCCACCTCATCGGTGGGTTCGCGAAATCGGCTACCAGTATTATGCGACAGCTCGTGGACGCGGGCACACTTTCCAACCTCCCCGGTGGCCTCAAGTCTCGTGGACTTAGGATTAAGGGCGATGACACGCCAATCGCTCCGGGAGAGTTCCGAGACGTAGACATCGGCTCGGGCGCACTGCGCGACAACATTCTGCCCCTGCCGTACAAGGAGCCAAGTCAGGTTCTGTACACGCTGTTGGGCAACATCGTTGAAGAAGGTCGCCGCTTCGCCTCGACGGCGGACATGAACGTCAGCGACATGTCGGCGCAAGCACCGGTGGGCACGACTCTGGCCCTGCTGGAGCGCCAGTTGAAGGTGATGTCGGCTGTCCAAGCCCGTTTGCACTATAGCTTCAAGCAAGAACTGCGTCTGCTGGCAGGCATCATCCGCGACTACACGGACACCAACTACGAGTACGAGCCCGATGGCGACATCGACGCTGCTCCCGCCCAAGGCGCGAAGAAGGAAGACTACGACCATGTGGACGTAATCCCCGTCAGCGACCCCAACGCGGCCACCATGAGCCAGCGCGTTGTCCAGTACCAAGCGGTCATGCAAATGGCTCAGGCGGCACCGGACATTTACAACATGCCCCAGTTGCACCGCAACATGCTTGAGATTCTGGGCATCAAGAACGCGGACAAGTTGGTGCCCCTGCCGGACGACATGAAGCCGAAAGACCCGGTGACCGAGAACATGGCCATCCTCAAGGGTGAGCCGGTAAAGGCGTTCCTGCAGCAAGACCATCAGGCCCACATGCAGGTGCACATGTCCATGCTGCAAGACCCAGTGGTCATGCAGGCGATTGGTCAGAACCCGAACTTCCCGAAAATCCAAGCGGCATTGATGGCGCACGTCGCCGAGCACACCGGCTACCAGTACCGCAAGCAGATCGAAGCGCAGTTGGGCATGCCCATGCCTGCCGAAGACGAGAAGCTGCCGCCCCAGATCGAACAGGCCCTGTCGCAGATGTTGGCGCAGGCCGCTCAGCAGTCGTTGCAGCAGAACCAGCAGCAGGCGGCTCAGCAACAAGCCCAGCAGCAGGCGCAAGACCCGTTGGTGCAGATGCAGCAGCAAGAGCTGCAGCTCAAGCAAGGCGCTTTGCAGATCGAACAGGGCAAACTGCAGTTGGAGCAGCAGATCGCGATGGCCGACCAGCAGTTCAAAGAGAAGCAGTTGGCGATGGAAGCGGCTGCGAAAGCGGACACGAACAAGCTGAAACTGGCCGAGTTGCAGGCAAAAATGCAGCTCGACGGCACCAAGATCGGTGCGCAGATCAAGGAAAGCCAGCAGAAACAAGCCTTTGAGCAGGAGCACGCCGGTATCCAAATCGGTGCGCAGATCGCCAAAGTCAATCGAGATCAGGCGCTGCAAGCGCTACATTCGTCCCAACAGGCTGCATCTAAAGGGGAAACCGAGTGATATCCGAATTCGCAGACGTACTGCGCCAGAAAATACGTACGGATATGAACAATTACGCGGACGACTTGGCTGGTGGGGCCTGTCGTTCCTTTGACGAGTACCAAAAACTTTGCGGGGTTATTCAGGGCCTAGCCTACGCAGAGTCTCACCTAATGGCCCTGCTAAAGAAAGTTGAAAACTCCGATGAGTGAAATCCTACTACCGCCCGGCATTGTTTTGCCAAAAGCCTATCAGCCGTCTGAAAAGCCGGATGAGAACGCAACGGAAGAAGAGAAAGCCAAAGTCTTGCCTGTACCTACCGGCTACAAGATGCTGTGCATCGTCCCTGAAGTCTCCAAAAAGATCGACGGTACGGAGCTAGACCTTGAGAAGCCGTGGGAAACCGCGCACCGTGAGGAGCAGACCACCTCGGTTTTGTTCGTCCTGCGTGTCGGCCCCGATGCGTACAAAGACACCAACAAGTTCCCCAATGGGCCTTGGTGTAAAGCCGGTGACTTCGTGATGGTGCGCACCTACACAGGTACGCGTTTCCGTATGTTCGGCAAAGAGATGCGGCTCATCAACGACGACCAGATTGAAGCTGTCGTCCAAGACCCCCGTGGTATTTCACACGTCTAGGAGTAAAACATGCCTGAAGCATTCAAGTTTCCCCACGAAAAAGAAGACGAGAACATCGAGATCGAAGTCACCGACGGTGATGTAGAGATCGAAGTTATCGACGACACCCCCGAACAAGACCGTGGCCGCAAGCCGCTCGACCGTGAAGTGGCCGACCCGACCGACGAAGAAATCGAGTCGTACTCGGAAAAAGTCCGCAACCGCATCAAGGAGCTGACCCACGCCCGTCACGACGAGCGCCGTGTCAAGGAAGCCACCCTGCGTGAAAAGCAGGAGCTGGAGTCCTTCGCCCAGCGCATCTTGGAAGAGAACAAGACCCTGCGCGGATACGTTGACAAGGGTACGCAGCAGGTGGTCGCATCCAATCTAAGCGCAGCCGAAGCCGAAGTGGCCCAAGCCCGCCGCGCCTACAAGGAAGCACAGGAAGCCTTCGACACGGACGGCATCATTGCCGCCCAAGAAGCCCTGACCGATGCCAAGTTTAAGTTGGAGGCGATCAAAAATTATCGCCATACCCCTTTACAGGCTCAAGAAAATACGGTACAAACTCACCAACCAGCACCCCAAAAGGTGCAACCCGACGAAAAATCGCTGCGCTGGCAGGCAAAAAACCAGTGGTTCGGGGCTGATGGGTTTGAAGACGTAACCAGCTACTCATTAGGGCTGCACCAAAAACTAGTGAATTCGGGTCTTGATCCGCGTAGTGATGAATATTTCGAGCAAATTGATGCTCGTGTGAGAAGTAAGTTCCCGGAAGTTTTCGGAAACAGCAAGGTTGAGACCAGCAAGCGTCCTGCGTCTGTTGTCGCCCCAGCGACACGTTCGTCAGGAGTTCGTAAAGTCCAGCTTACGAAGTCGGCGCTCGCGTTGGCTAAGAAATTTGGAATGACACCGCAACAATACGCTGCTCAGGCAGCAAAACTGGAGGCTTAACATGGCTGATTCTCGTACATCTCGTGATCTCTCTTCCCGCGACAAAAGTGCTCGCATTGTGTATACCCCTTCGAGCACCCTGCCCGACCCAACGCCTGAGCCCGGCTACACCTACCGGTGGATTGGAACTCACGTACTGGGACAAAGTAATCCGACCAACGTGTCAGCAAAACTGCGCGACGGCTGGGTTCCTGTAAAGGCAGCAGACCACGAAGAGCTTATGCTTGTGGGTAATGAGAAGACTGGCAACGTCGAAATCGGGGGACTCATGCTTTGCAAGATGCCTACCGAGCGTGCACAAGCCATTGCTGATTATTACAACCAAGCAGCGCAGGCCAATATGGAGTCTGTGGACAACAACTTTATGCGCCAACAAGACCCACGTATGGCGACTTTGTTCTCTGAACGTAAGTCAACATCCACTCGTGGAAATTTTGGTTCCGGTTCTAAATAATTGGAGTTTTTTATATGGCATCAACTGCTTCTCCCTACGGGTTCAAACCCGTAAATGAGCTGGGTGGCCTACCTTACGCAGGTAGCACACGCAGCTTCCCCATCGCCTCTGGCTATGCCACGAACATCTACAATGGTTCGTTGGTTTACGTCCAGTCTACGGGCTATCTGGCAATCGCTACCGCTACCGGTGCAGACGCTACTACCAATGCCTTCCCGGCTGGTACTACGTTGACTGGTTGCATCGGCGTGTTTGTCGGCTGCTCTTACACCAACCCAAGTACCAAGCAAAAAGTGTTTGCTCAGTACTGGCCCACTGGTACCGTCGCTTCTGACGCCGTTGGTTACGTCGTTGATGACGACCGCGCTGTGTTCCAAGTTCAAGCTGCTGGTTCTATGACCATCGCTGATCTGGGTTCCAACGTGTACCTGAACGCCGCTCAGTCTACCTCCACCGGTAGCACCACCTCTGGTAACTCCAACACTGCTGTGAACGCAACTGCCATCCAGACTACCGCCGCTTTCCGCGTCGTTGGTTTCGTGGACATGGTTGGCTTCTCGCAAGTCGGCGACGCCTACACTGATATTCTGGTGAAGTTCAACCCCGGATACCACGCTTACAGCAATGCTGTCGGTCTGTAATAGGAGCTAAATCATGGCTGTTTCACGCGCACAACTACTTAAAGAACTGCTCCCCGGCTTGAACGGACTTTTTGGTCTGGAATATGCCCGCTACGGCGAAGAGCACAAGGAAATTTACGTGACCGAGACCTCGGAGCGTAGCTTTGAAGAAGAAACCAAACTGGCGGGCTTCGGCGCTGCACCGGTGAAGAACGAGGGCCAAGCCATTGCTTATGACAATGCGCAGGAAGCCTTCACTGCACGGTACAACCACGAAACCATCGCTTTGGGCTTCGCCATCACCGAAGAGGCGATGGAAGATAACTTGTACGACTCCCTGTCGGCTCGTTACACCAAAGGTCTGGCTCGCGCTATGGCGTACACCAAGCAAGTTAAGGCTGCTGCTGTTCTGAACAACGGCTTCACCAACTCTGCTCAGTACTACGGCGGCGACGGCGTGCCTTTGTTCTCCACGGCTCACCCCTTGGTTAACGGCGGCACCAACTCCAACCGTCCCACTACTGGCGCTGATCTGAACGAGACTTCCTTGGAAGCCGCCGTTATCCAGATCGCTCAGTGGGTGGATGAGAAGGGCCTGTTGATCGCTGCTAAGCCCAAGAAGCTCATCATCCCGACGTCTCTGATGTTCGTTGCTACTCGTCTGTTGGAAACCAGCCTGCGCGTTGGTACTACCGACAACGATATCAACGCCCTGAAGAACAACGGTTCGATCCCTGAAGGCTACACTGTCAACCACTATCTGACGGACACCAACGCATGGTTCCTGACGACGGACGTGCCAGACGGCTTGAAGCACTTCGAGCGTGTGGCTTTGGACACCAAGATGGATGGCGACTTTGATACCGGCAACGTCCGTTACAAGGCTCGCGAGCGTTACAGCTTCGGCTGGAGCGATCCATTGGGTGTGTACGGTTCGCCCGGTTCGACCTAAGTCGGATAGTCGCTTACCTGTACGCGACTCTAAAGGACAGAAACAGCGAGGGGGTGAGATACCCCCTACTAAGGCACCTTCGGGTGCCTTTTTTATTGCACCCCTCACAAATTGGTGCTATATTGCAGCCATCTGGGTTTTCCAGTGCGCCAAACCGCCCCAGCGGACGACATACCGATTGACGCACTTAGCTTGTATGTAAGGACACACATCATGGGATTCGCAACTCACCTCGGCCCTTGGCTGCTCGGCACCGTTAAAAACACCACCGGCACAACTGCTGGTACCGTGCAAAACACCGGCGCAACCATCGTCGCCCAAACCTTCAACCTGACCGCCGCCCAAGTGGCTACCGGCAGTATTTCCGCTGGTTACATCCCTGCAGGCGCAGCCATCACCGCTGTGCAAATCTTGACGACCACCCTGTTTGCCTCGGCCACCACGCTGAAGGTGACCATTGGCGGCACGGACGTTGCAACGGCCACTACCATCACTTCTGCTGGCACGTACCCAGTTACTATTGCCGCTACGTTTACGCCAACTCAGGCCAACGTGGGCACTACGGACGCCGCAATCACTTTCACCACCACCGGCTCTTCGTCTACTGGTGCTGTGACCGTGTTGATCGCCTACATGGTGCGCGACTCTAGCGGCAACATGTCGCCTCCTGCCAACCAACAGTAATTAGTCTCGGGGGCTTCGGCCCCCGCTTCATAGGAGATTGATTATGACGATGCAATACGACGTCAAACAGGCGCACCTAAACCAGACTGGCCAGATGGTCACCTTTCGTACCCGCGTCAAGGCGGTTGCGTTTGTAGGCACGGCGTCAGCAGGGCAGTTTGTTCTTTTCGATACGACGACCGCACCGGTTTCTAGCAGCGTTACTTACGCACGTTCTGGCACCACCATCACCGTCTCAAAAACAGCGCATGGCTTGGTAGCAGGGCAAGCAATCGGCATTGACTTTGATGCAGGTACTGGCGGCTCGGCCACACCCGGTAACTACGTCATAGACACCGCAAGCGCCAACAGCTTCACAATCACGGACATCAACTCTGGAAGCATCACCGGCACCCCAGCCGCTGTGTACACAACAGGCCGCTGGATGATGACTTTTGATGTTGCTGCAGGTGACACATACAACAACGGAACCAGCACCCTCCCCGGCGAAGGTTTGTTGGCCCAAAACGGTGTGTATGCGTATATGTCCAATATGGCAGCAGTGAGCGTCTTCTATGGCTAAGAAAAACCCATCCCTCGCAGTAGGTCGCGGCGAAAAGCTTCCGGTCTCCAAAGGGGCTGGGCTGACCGCCAAAGGACGTGCCAAGTACAATGCGGCTACAGGGTCTAACCTGAAGGCTCCACAGCCCCAAGGTGGCCCGCGTAAGAAGTCATTCTGCGCACGCATGTCCGGTATGCCCGGCCCGATGAAAGACGAAAACGGTAAGCCAACCCGCAAGGCGGCTTCTTTAGCACGGTGGAAATGCTGATATGACTGAACATCAAGACACCATCAAGCACGTCATCGACGTAGTTGCCCCGTTGGCGGCAATAGGCTCATTTTTTGAGGTAATTTCACCCGTGTTTGGATTTATTGGAGCTGTGCTTGCCTTGATGCGCATTGCCGAAATGGTGACGGGCAAGAACTTCTCTGAGCTGATCCGAAAGAAGCCCGATGCCGAGTAGCTCAAAAAAGCAGCACAATTTCATGGCGGCGATAGCGCACAACCCTGCGTTTGCCAAGAAAGTGGGAATCCCACAGTCTGTGGGGAAAGATTTCAACGAGGCCGACAAAGGCCGCAAATTTTCAAAAGGTGGTAACACTATGGCTAAAAGCGACATGAAAGAAGACATGAAGATGGACAAGTCTCAGGACAAAGCCATGATTCAAAAGGCCTTCAAACAGCACGATGCTCAAGAGCACAAAGGCGGCAAGGGCACAACCTTGAAGCTGGCCAAGGGCGGCTCTACCGGTTCGTACCGTTCTGCTGCTGACGGCATTGCCCAGCGCGGCAAGACTCGCGCCCAGCAGTTCTGCATGGGCGGCATGACCAAGGGCAAGAAGTGATTGCCAGCCGTGGTATGGGGGACATCAACCCCGCCAAAATGCCAAAGGGCAAACGCATGGCCAAGGGCGGCTCCACGAACTGGATCGCCGGTGCCATCAAGAAGCCGGGTGCATTGCGCTCGGCTCTCGGTGCCAAGGAAGGCCAACCGATCCCAGCCAAGAAATTGGCAAGCGCGGCTGAAAAGCCGGGCATCATGGGAAAACGCGCTCGACTGGCGCAGACACTTAAAGGCTTGAAGTAATCATGGCGACAAAACTCGGTTCCGACGAAACGTACATGAAGAAGTACGACCAACTGTCGCCTGCAGAACAAAAAGCAGCAGACGCTACAAAAGCAGCACGTATCAAAGCTGCCCAAGACGAAGTGGAATCCGGTGACTCCATAGGGCAGCGTGTCAGTGATGTTGCAGGACGCTTGGTTAGAAGCTTCGGCGGCTCCAGTGCCAGTGCGCAACAGCAGGCTGCAGACGAAGCGGCGGCTAAAAGGACAGCAACGCGTCAAAGCAAGTTAGACGCAGCACAGGCCCCGGCGGGCCGTAACGCTAGGTACGTCTCCGAAACTCCCGGTAAAGCCGCCGACAACTTCAAACGCGGCGGTCGCGTTAAGAAAATGGCCACCGGTGGCGCTGTCAAGGCAACCGCACAACGTGCAACCGGCTATCGCGGCTACGGCATCGCTAAGAAAGTTTAATCATGGCTGTCTCTGGAACCACCACGTTTAACCTAGACCTCACCGAACTGGTGGAGGAGGCGTTTGAGCGCACGGGTTCTGAGCTGCGCACCGGTTACGACTTGAAGACCGCCCGCCGGTCTTTGAACCTTTTGTTCGCCGACTGGGCCAACCGTGGCGTCAACATGTGGACGTTCGAGCAGGGGTCGATTACTTTGACCCCCGGCGTAGCCACCTACGACCTTCCTGCTGACACCGTGGACTTGCTGGAGCACGTGATCCGCACCGGTGCCGGTAGCGCGTCCACACAGGCCGATTTGACGATCACGCGCATCAGCGTGTCCACGTACGCCACCATCCCCAACAAGCTGCAGCAAGCCCGTCCGATTCAGGTCTGGATTGAGCGCCTGCAGTCTGCACCGCGCTTTACGGTGTGGCCAGTGCCGGACAGCTCCCAGACGTACACGTTCGTGTACTGGCGCATGCGCCGCATCGACGACGCTGGTACCGGCGTGAACACGATGGATGTCCCGTTCCGGTTCATCCCTTGCATGGTGGCCGGGCTGGCGTACTACCTGTCGCTGAAGGTGCCAAACGGCATGCAGCGCACTGAGATGCTGAAACAACAGTACGATGAAGCTTGGCAGTTGGCCAGCGACGAAGACCGCGAAAAGGCTTCGATTCGCTTGGTTCCCCGTCAGATGTTCATCAACTAAGCTATGGGCAATAGGTTTTCTTCCGGCAAAAATGCGGTCGCCATGTGCGACCGTTGCGGTCAGCGCTATAAGCTGACCGAGCTGAAGAAGGAAGTGCAGAAGCAGCGGATTTTCAATCTGCTAGTTTGCCCGCAGTGCTGGGACCCCGACCACCCCCAGTTGATGCTGGGCACCTTCCCTGTTGACGACCCGCAGGCCGTGCGAAACCCTCGTACGGACAGCACTTACGAAGTAGCAGGCCCAATGACAGACGGGTACAATAGTGGCGGCTCTAGAAATATTCAGTGGGGCTGGAGGCCAATCGGCGGATCGTCTTATTTTGATGCTGTCTTGACCCCGAACAACTTGGTGGCGACAACAAGCTTAGGCACAGTAACCGTAACGGTTTCATAGGAGTAAATCATGGCGTACAAAAAAGCAGCAGATGGTGTAGTGTCGAAAGGCAAAACCGATGCTAAAGTCCTCCCCAACAGCGGCCCCAACGCCAAAGCCACCGCAGGCGGCAAGAAAAGCGCTGGCGTGAAAAGCGCAGCGATGGTCAGTGTCGGTCGTAACATGGCCCGCGTTGCAAACCAAAAAGGCGGTTAATCATGGCGATCAACAACAAACCGGCTTCGGCGTACGCTAAGCCGCACACCATGTCTGGCAAGGCCGTGCGTATGGAGTCCAACCCCGGTTCGATGCCCAACCGCAGCAAGGCGGATTCACTGGACATGAGCATTGGCAACATCAGCAAGTCCGCTGGTAATGAGCCAACCAAGACTTCGGGCATCAAAGTCCGTGGTACTGGCGCGGCCACCAAAGGTCTGATGGCACGAGGCCCGATGGCATGAACTACGCTGCTCTAGTCACAGCGATCTCCCAGTACACGGAGAACACGTTTCCGACATCTGCGATGAACACGTTCATCACGCAGGCAGAGCAGCGCATTTACAACACCATCCAGTTCCCCTCGCTCCGCAAGAACGTCACGGGTACCGTGAGTGCGAACAACAAGTACCTGTCGGCACCGAGCGACTACTTGGCCACGTACTCCTTGGCGGTCATCGACGACGACGGTGCGTACACCTTCTTGCTGAACAAGGACGTGAACTTCATCCGTGAAGCGTACCCAGTCCCAACAAGCACAGGCTTGCCCAAGTATTACGCCTTGTTTGGCCCGACCACAAGCGGCGGAGTCCCCACCACCGAGCTGTCTTTCATCGTTGGCCCGACTCCTGATGCGCTCTACTCCGTAGAGCTGCACTACTTCTACTACCCCGAGTCGATCACTACCGCAAGCACAACATGGCTGGGCGACAACTTTGACTCCGTGCTGCTGTACGGCTCCTTGGTGGAAGCCTACACCTACATGAAGGGTGAGCAGGACATCATCGGCCTGTACGACGCCAAGTTCAAAGACGCCATCATTTTGGCCAAGCGTTTGGGCGACGGCATGGAACGCCAAGACGCCTACCGCAACGGGCAGTACCGTCAACAGGTGACATAACATGGCAATCGTCCAAGGTCAAACCACGAGCTTCAAGAAGGAGCTGTACCAAGCAGTCCACGATCTGTCCACGGACACGATCAAGATGGCTTTGTACACGGGCGCTGCCAGCTTGAATTTGGGGACAACGGAGTACACGACCTCCAACGAGGTCGTCGCCACTGGGTATACTGCCGGGGGCAATACGCTTACTGGCGTGACCGTCAGCGATGCAAACTACACAGCCTACGTCAACTTTGACAACACGAGCTGGACGGCTGCATTGACGGCCCGCTGCGCTCTAATCTACAATGCCAGCAAGGGCAACAAGTCCATTGCGGTAATTGACTTTGGGTCTGACAAAATGTCCACTACGACGTTCTTGGTTACAATGCCCGCCAACACTTCAACCACCGCGCTGATCCGTAGCGCATAAGGAAACAGTATGTCCAACGAAAAAATCCGCTCTGCCGATACCGTGTCCAGCGGCTTGACTGCCGGTACCCGCTCAGGCGAAGAGATGCTGGCGCTTGGCAAGTTCACCCTGACATGCTACGACAAGGACGGCAAGGTGAAGTGGACTGAAGAAAACCACAATCTGGTGGTGAACCAAGGTCTGCAGTACATGGCAAGCTGCGCACTGACCGCAGGTGCTACCGCTGTTACCCAGTTGACCGCTTGGTACATTGGCTTGTACGGAGCTGGCGCATCCAATACCCCCGCCGCTGGCGACACGATGTCGTCTCACGCTGGCTGGACAGAGATCGTCCCCTACAGCAACTCGACTCGCCCCGCTTGCACGTTCGTTGCGGCCACCACGGCAAACCCCTCGGTGGCTACCAACTCTGCGTCTCCTGCAGCGTTTACCATCAACGCCACGGCCACTGTTGGCGGCGCATTCTTGGTCAGCAACAGCACCAAGTCCGGTACGACCGGTACCCTGTTCTCTGCGGCTGACTTCTCCAGCCCCGGCGACCGTAGCGTGGTTAGCGGTGATACACTGAACGTAACCTACACGATGTCTCTCGCTGGCTAATTAACGGGCTGAACCTTGGTTCGTAAGTACCCGCTTCGGCGGGTATTTGTCTTTTGGAGCTACGCATGAAGATCGACTTTTTCTTTGATACCCAATATGGCAGGTTTGGGGACGCGCTTTGGTTTTCGGATACAGAGCCGCTGCCAAGCGATGTGGAGATTGAGGCCATGAAGCAGCAACGCCTGACCAACTGGCTGGCCCTCATCGAGAACCCACCTGAAGAAACCACTGGAGCTCAATAATGGCACTCATCCTTGCCGACCGCGTACAAGAAACAACCAACACTACCGGTACAGGTACGCTGACCCTTGCCGGAGCCGTGTCGGGATTCCAGTCGTTCTCCGTTATTGGTAACGGCAACACCACGTATTACACCATTGTCTCTGGCTCTGCGTGGGAAGTGGGTATTGGCACCTACACCTCGGTAGGAACAACCCTTGCACGTACCACTATCCTGTCTTCGTCCGCTGCGGGCGCAGCCATCACTGTAGCTGCTGGCGCAAGCGTGTTTGCCACCTACCCAGCAGAGCGCTCTGTGAACTTGGACGGCGGAGGCAACATCCCTCAAGCCGTGACGGCAGGTCTTGGAACTACGGTGCTTCCGGGCGAAGTGTTTTACCGGTTGAACTCCACAGTTGCAGGAGCTAATGCAACGGGCGCTCAAAGTATTCTTGGAGTTGGCGTGACTTTGGCTGGCTCCACGGTTTATCAATTTGAAGGGGTGTTTGCATTCAGCAAGGCAGCAGGAACCACATCGCACACCTTTGGTGTTGGCTTTGGTGGAACGGCCACCCTGAACAACATTGGCTACGAGTTAACCGGTCAAATGAATGCAACCGGTCTTACAACCACAACTACAGCTATTGCAAACATCTTACCTTGGTACATTCAGACCGCATCAAACACACCGTTTACCAGTGCAATCACAACGGCTGCTGAATACATAATGATGGTTGTGAAAGGCACTGTGTCAGTAAATGCAGGCGGCACATTTATACCCCAATACACTTTGAGCGCTGCTCCGGGCGGTGCATACACAACCGCGCTTGGTAGCTATTTCAAGCTATCCCCGCTTGGCGCTTCCGGTGCTAACACCAGTATCGGTACTTGGGCCTAAAGGGTAGCCATGTTCGGTTTTACCCCCATCGCAGCCGCTCCTATAGGGAGCAATACTTCGGTTGCCGGTTCGTTCCCGGCAGGCCGCTACTGGGTCGGGGGGTCTGGAACTTGGGACGCAACAACCACAACGAACTGGTCAGCTACGTCTGGTGGCGCAGGCGGGGCCTCCGTGCCGACGAGCACGGATGATGTCTTTTTTGACCAAGCAAGCACCTATACCGTGACAATTGCAAGCGGGACAAGGGTGTGCAAGGACTTTACACTTGTGACGGGCGCGGTTACCTTTTCGGGAAACCCCAACCTTACAATTTCTGGGTCGCTTCTTTGGATGCTACCGCCTACCAGTTTTACTTCTGGAATATCGTTGATATTTAACGGCGCAGGCAGTCAAACTATGGCCACCAGTGGATTTTCTACTGGAAGTGCGATCAGTTTTACGGGCAGTACGCTTACGATGTCCTTGGCAGGAGCGCTCACCAATACAAATACCTCCGGTATTAGCGTAACGGGTAGTGGTGCAGTACTCAACACCGCAGGGTACACTGTCACTGCTAGTAAGCTTGCGGGTACCGCTGGTACCATAAATCTTGGCGCATCCACGGTTACGCTATCCAACCAAAACCCACTCACATATTCGGGGACTTTGAATGCCGGAACCTCTCAGCTTAACTTATCGAGTTCAAGCACAACCCTAACACTGGGCGGCTCAAACACTACGCTTTATAACGTAACCTTTACTTCAACGTCCCCTGCAGTATCCATTACTGGGGCCTACACCTTTAATACACTCTATATTACCGGGGCGGGTGGAACTGGGTTGTTTACAGTGGCCTTTGGTGCTAACCAAACAATTGGAACACTGACTCTTGCTAGTAGTGGGCTTGCCTATGCTCGCGTAATGCTTATGTCCAGCGTATTTAACACGCAAAGAACCCTTGCCGTTACTACACTTACAGCGGGTGCAGGTGACGTAGATTTTCAAGATATTGCAGTTACAGGAACTACGTTAACAGGCACTAGGTTTGGGGATGCAGGCGGTAATAGTGGCATCACTTTCCCCGCCGCTAAAACAGTGTATTTTCGCGCCACTGGCAGTGCGAACTGGGGTAGCGCAACCTCATGGTCTGCGACTTCTGGTGGGGCGGCAGCTTCGAGTAGCTTCCCATTGGCGCAAGACACCGCCGTATTCCCGGCTGCTACATATCCAGCATCAGGGGCTACTACTACGGTAAACGCAGCGTACAACATTGGAACCATAGACATGAGTCTTCGTACTGCAAATACGATGACCTTAGTAACAGGTTCAAACAGTCCGTATTTCTACGGGGGCTGGATTAACGGCACGGGCATTACACTTACGGGCTCTGGGGTTCTTACGTTTGCAGGCAGGACTACACAGAATATAACTAGCGCCGGAAAGTCTTTTGCAGCGAGCGTAACTGTTAACACGCCCGGCGGTACTGTCGTGCTGCAAGATGCGTTTGTTTTGGCTGCTGGGGGCGGGGCGGACTTTGTACATAACAACGGAACCATAAACCTCAACGGGCAGACGCTTACTATTGCAGGCGCTACTAACGCTACGTACACCACAGGGGTTGGAACTAAGAACCTAGCGTTTAACGGCGGGTCGTTGGTGATTAACTCTACCTCCGGGTTTAACAATGCTGCGCCAACTGGGTTTACTACGACTGCGGGCACGGGTACCGGAACAATTAGCTTGACAAGCGCAAGCACCAAGACTTTTGTTGGTGGCGGGTCTACCTTTAACTGCACACTGAACCAAGGTGGCGCGGGTCAGTTGAGCGTGTCTGGCTCAAATACGTTTCTGGATATTACCAACACGTACTCCGCCACAGGCGCTACCTCAGTTAAATTTACTGCTGGCGCAACCAACATCTTTACCGCCTTCAACCTGACTGGAACGGTCGGTAAGGTCTGTACGCTCGGCTCTTTGACTGCCGCACAGACCACCCTGCAAAAAGGTACGGTATGGCAGATGGGTGCCAACTCCACCGACGGCGGCAATAACTCAGGGCTGTCGTTTGTCGCTGGTGGCGGTATTGACTACTTGTCGGTTAGCTATATCAATGGAACAGTTGTAGGTGGAGGGACTGTATATAACGTCAATCTGTCGGACACCGCTACAGCTACAGATGCGATATCGGCTATATTTAACGCCTACTCCGCACTCACTGAAACCACCACGGGTACGGACGCCATCACGGTTACCTATACCGCCAACCCTGCGGTATCCGAGACAGGCACGGCGACCGACGCCGACACTGCGCAGTACGTAGCCAACCCGAACATTACAGAGACCGCCACGGCAACGGACACCGTTGACCCACAATCTACGGCCAACGCCGCAGTCTCGGAAACCGCAACCGCCACTGACTTCTTGGCAGTATCTGCTGCATGGGCGGCAATCGTTGCTGAGACGGGCACTGCTACCGACTTGGTGTTTGGGTTCAGCGGGAACCTTTATCTTGTCAGTATCGACGAGTCTGCCTCTATTGCGGATGTTGCTGCTGCAGCCATCAGCTTCCGGGTAACCGTGGCAGAGACAGCGACCGCAACGGATAGCCTGACAACACTCGCGACATTCAGGTCTACCGTAGTTGGGACGGCCACCGCCACTGACTCCCCTCGGGCGGCTCAGGTGTTTAGGGGGACGTTGGCCGAAGCGGCTACCGCCTCGGACGCTATCAGTAGGGTCGTTGCCTTTTACGTGCAAGTTGCTGAGGGCACAACCGCTACCGATGCCACCGCTATCGCGGCGTCCATATTCAACGCTCCGTTTGAGGACACCATCGGTGTTATAGATACCGTAGTAGCAAGCAGTACGTATAATGCCTCGGTGCTCGTGGCGTTGGTTGCTTCAGACACAATTGTCGGCGCGTTTCTGTGGAACCTGATAGACGACGCTCAGACCGCAAACTGGCAAAATATTGGCACCAACCAGACGCCCAACTGGGTTGTCATTGATACCGCCCAAGTCCCCGGCTGGACAGGCATCGACACATAAGGAAATTGTATGGCAGTCACTCAAACAACCAACCTCGGCTTGCCGATCATCACCACGGGTACGGAATCTGGTAACTGGGGTGACATCGTTGACAACGGGCTGACCTCTTACATGGACATCGCAGTTACCGGCACCCTGTCGCTGACCTCCGCGTCGTTCACGGCCAACGCGCTCACGCTCGCCAACACGTTTGGTACAAGCTCAGCCACCAATATTGCCGCGTCCACCGCGCAGTACGCCATCCTCAAGCTGAGTTCTTTGGCAGCAAACGTCACCATCACCGCGCCCAGCGTCAGCAAGACCTACGTGGTGGCCAATACGGATTCGTCCTACACAGCGACTATCAAGGCATCCGGCCAGACCGGCGTCATTGTTGCGGCTGGGGAGATGGCAGTTGTCTGGTTCAACGGCACCGACTACGTTAAAACCATGTCGCAGTTGGTGTACGCAAGCTACCGTATCCCTTACGGCAACGGGTCGATGAACTTCAGCTCGACCGACAACCTGTCCTACAACGGCACAACGCTGCGCGTCGGGGCAAACTCTTTGTTGGGCGGCGCTACCAACCCCATCGTGGGTATGACAGGCTCTCAGGACAACTACATCCAGAGCTACATCTACAACGCCGCCAGCACAGGCAACGCCTCTTCTGACTTCGTAGCCTACGCAGACAATAGTACGGATGCCGCTGGTTGGGTGGACTTGGGTTACACCAGCTCGACCTTCTCCGCTGCAGCTTACACGGTCACCGGCCCCAATGAGTCCTACCTATTTGCCTCCGCGCTGAACTCCAGCTTCACGGGCAACATGGTCTACGCCACCGATAGCACCGGCTCGGAGAACGCGCATCAATGGTACGTCGATGGTTTCGACAAGGCCAAAGGCGCGTGGAGTATGCAGCTCGACTCTACCGGTTTGCAGTTGGAGACCGCGCTAAGCAAGTCTTATGGTGGTACCGGCCTTACTTCTGCCGGAACTGCGGGCAACGTGCTGGTGTCCGATGGAACCAACTGGACAAGCGCTGCCGTCTCCACGAGCAAAATCCAGTCCATTTCTGCATCGGTAGCCACAAGTGCACTGACCATTTCTGCCTCTGCACTGACGCTGGACTTCCGCTCGGCTACCCTTAGTAGCGGTACTGTTACCACGGTATCGGGAACTCCGTCAAACTTGGTTGTTCCGTCTGGTACTACGCTGGGGACAATCGCGGCAACGCAATCCCGTCAGGTGGTTTTGGCGCTGAACAACGCTGGCACTATCGAGCTTGCGGTGTCTAACATTGCTGGTGGCACTGACCTTACTGAGACGGGACTCATAACTACCAACGCTATCGCGGCAACATCTTCCTTTACCGGCACTATTGCAGTCACGACGGGCATCCTGACGTTGAACAGTACGGCTACCGGCACCTTCGCGTTGGGGCAAGCAATATCGGGCACCAACGTAAGTGCTGGCACGTACATCATCTCTAAGCTGTCTGGAACTCTTGGCGTTTCAGGTTCTACGTACCAGACCAATCAATACACAGCCGCATCCGCTACAACTATGAATGCAGTGGCAGGTATGGGGGCCTACTCCACCACTGCCCGCACAAACGTCGCGTACCGTGTGCTGGGGTACATTGAGTCTACGCAGGCCACTGCGGGTACTTGGGCAACTGCGCCATCTACTATCCAAGGTGTAGGCGGTCAGGCACTGACGGCCATGAGTTCTTTGGGGTACAGCCAAACTTGGCAGGATGTGACTTCAGCCAGAGCACTCAGTACTACGTACTACAACACTACGGGTCGTCCCATCTACATATACGCTTGGAATAATCTTGGGTCAAGCGGTAATAATATTTTGTACATCAACGGGGTAGGTTTTATCTCTAACTACGGCTCTGCGTCCAACCAAGTCTGGGTTTGCCAGAATATCATTCCCCCCGGCGCTAGCTACTCTATCACTATGGCCAATGGTGGCCCTGCCTCTTGGTTTGAACTTCGCTAAGGAAAATCATGTACTACAAAGCACCGGACAATTCAGTCCACTTTCTTGATTCTGCGGAGTTCGAGTACCTGCTTCCTGCCGGTTCTGTGGCTATTACAGATGCCGAGGCTAATGCGCTGCGTCCTACAACAGAACTGACCTATGCACAGAAACGTGCTGCGGAATACCCGCCCTATACCGACTATCTGGACGGTGTGGTGAAAGGTGACCAAGCGCAGATCGACGCATACGTTGCTGCTTGCTTGGCGGTTAAAGCCAAGTATCCTAAGAGCTAGCCATGATCGACCCGATCACCGCCTTTGCTACGGCCCAAGCGGCCATCAAGGGAGTCCAAGCCGCGATCAAAATGGGCAAGGACTTGCAAGGCATCAGCGGTGATCTGATGAAGTTCTTTGAGCACAAGGACGTTGTTGCTAAGGCCGCGTCTGAACCGAAGAAGGGTTTTGGCAAGTCCGATACCGCTCAAGCCTTTGAAACCGTACTGCACGCCAAGATACTGCAAGACGCCGAGAACGAATTGAAGCAACACCTGATCTGGTCTGGTCAGGCTGACGTGTGGCAGGCAATCCTGCTGGAACGAAACAAGATTGTGCAGAAGCGCAAAGCAGACGAGGCAGCTATGGAAAAGGCAAAGGCCAAGCGTAAGAAAGAGATTGAAGAGGTGGTTGAGCTGGTACTACTGGTGATCGCCGCCGCTGGCTTCATCACGCTGCTTGCTTGGGGCACGATGGAATACATTGCATTCATGCGGAGGTAATATGCTACTTGACTCAGTTCTTGGTATCGGCAATAAGCTGATCGACAAACTCATCCCCGACCCCGAGGCCAAAGCCAAGGCGCAGTTGGAGTTGGCAACCCTTGCGCAAAATGGTGAACTGGCCAAGATGGCCAACGAGACCGACATCTACAAAACGGAACAAGCCAATGTTACAGACCGCTGGAAATCTGACGATGCTGCTGATAGTTGGCTTGCTAAAAATATTCGCCCTCTGTCTCTGGTTGCTATTTTTGTTGGCTATTTTTTGTTTGCTCTCATGTCTGCTTTTGGCTACAACGCCAATGAGGGTTATGTCAATTTGCTGGGGCAGTGGGGTATGCTCATCATGTCGGCGTACTTTGGCGGCAAAACTCTTGAGAACATCATCGCGATGAAGACCAAATGACCCAGTTGACAGAGCACTTTACCCTTGAAGAGCTGACGCGCACCGACCACCGTCAGTTCGACAACACGCCCGATGCCTTGGAAACAAGCAATCTGAAGCGTCTGGCCGAGTTTTTGGAGCAGGTCAAAGCTACCCTCGGGGGCAAGCCGATCATGGTGAACAGTGCCTTTCGCAGTCACGCCGTCAACAACGCCGTGGGCAGCAAGGAAACTTCCCAGCACCGCGTGGGCTGCGCTGCGGACATCCGCGTGCCGGGCATGACGCCTGACCAAGTGGTTCGCGCCGTCATTGCTGCCAACCTGCCGTTTGACCAGATCATCAGGGAATTCGACTCTTGGACGCACATCAGCGTCCCCAACTTGCCAACCTTTACACCAAGGAAGCAAGCACTCATCATTGACAAAGCTGGCACTCGACCTTTTGCCTGATCCGTGGGAGAATGAGCCATGCCTTTACAGAAGATCGTCCTCAAGCCCGGAGTAAACCGGGAGAACACTCGGTACACCAATGAAGGTGGCTACTACGAGTCGAACTTGGTTCGCTTTCGTCAAGGCACGCCCGAGAAGATTGGCGGCTGGCTGCAGATTTCCGGCAACACGTTCACAGGCATTTGCCGTTCGTTGTGGAACTGGATAACACTGGCAGGCGCTAATTTGATTGGCGTTGGTACTGAGGTGAAATTCTACGCGTCTCAAAACGGCGCTTACTACGACATCACCCCTGTAGTTAGTACCGAACTGCTTGGAACCGACCCAATTACCGGTAGCGGCACGACCACTGTCACCATAACAGACCTGAACTACCACCCTGCCGTAGGCGACTACGTTATTTTTCATGGCGCGACTGCCGTGGGCGGTGTCACAATTAGCGGTGAGTACCAAGTCACTTCGCTGCCGTCATCGACTACGTACACCATCGTTGCAGCAAGTGCAGTTACGGGTACAGGCGGCGGCTCCGTCATGTACGCCTCGTACCTGCTCAGCGTTGGTACAAGCACGTCCAGCACTTTCTTGGGCTGGGGTAGCGGTACATGGGGCAGCGGCACTTGGGGCGGTATCGGACAGGTTGTGAACCAAACCGGCCTGAAGCTGTGGACGCAGTACAACTTTGGCGAGAACTTGCTGTTCGGCCCCAAGCGCGGAGCCATGTACTACTGGAACGCGACAACCGCGCCGACTCTGGTAGCGCCCACTACGGTGACCATTTCTAACGGGGGCGGTGCCTCCGATGCGGTTATGACGGTCACGTCGAACACGACCACGACTTTGCCGGACAACACGGCCATCATGTTTGAGACCACGGCAGCGCTGCCGCTTCCATTGAAGCCGCTGACCATCTACTACACGACCAGTACCGGCTCCACTACATACAAGCTATCGGCTACATCTGGCGGGGCGTTCATCAAAACGACAACTGCCGGTTCGGGCGACCAAACGCTTTCCATCCGTGCTGTTCCAGTAACATCGCTCAGCGGTGCCTCTGACGTTCCCTTGACCCAGAACACGTTGCTGGTATCTGACGCCAGCCGCTTTACGCTCGTGTTTGGCTCCAATGACTACGGCAACGACACGTACGACCCGATGCTTGTGCGCTGGTCTGACCAAGAGAGCGTTACCAACTGGACGCCAGCAATCACCAATCAGTCCGGCAGCTTACGCCTGTCCCACGGGTCGCAGATTCAGGCTGTCCTGCAGTCCCGCCAAGAGATTTTGGTGTTCACCGATGCGGCGCTCTACTCGCTGCAGTATCTTGGGCCTCCGTACGTTTGGGGTTCTCAGCTTCTGTCGGACAACATCTCCATCGTCAGTATCAATGCTGCCGCGTACACCAGCGGCATGGCGTTCTGGATGGGTGCAGACAAGTTCTACAAGTACGATGGCCGGGTGCAACCCCTGCGCTGTGACCTGCGCCAGTTCATCTACAACGACATCAACCGAACCCAGTTCGGCCAGATTTTTGCTAGCACCAACGAGGGCTTCAACGAGGTCTGGTGGTTCTACTGCACCCAAAATAGTAACGTCATCAACCGATACGTGGTGTACAACTACGTCGAAGACGCTTGGTACTACGGCTCTATGGGGCGCACCGCTTGGCTAGACTCCTCATTATTGGACTACCCGATTGCTGCCACGTACTCAAACAACATTGTTTACCACGAGTACGGCGTGGATGACGGCACTCTGTTGCCTGCTACGGCAATGGAGTCGTCTATCACAACCTCGCAGTTTGATATTGGCGATGGTCACAACTTTGCGTTTGTGTGGCGTATGCTGCCCGACTTGACCTTCCGTGGGTCTACCGACGGCACCACACCTAGCTTGACCATGCAGCTCCAACCCCTGCAGAACTCCGGTTCGGGGTACAACGACCCCAAGTCCGTCGGCGGCACAAGCTCGGACGCTACACAGACCGTCGCGGCAACGCAGACATACCCCATCGACTTGGACACCTTCACCGGCCAGTTGAACATCCGTGTGCGCGGTCGCCAGATGTCTATGCGGATTGCCTGCAACACCCTCGGCACCCAGTGGCAGCTCGGAGCGCCCCGCATCGACATGCGCCCTGACGGAAGGCGCTAAGCATGGCACAGAAAAACGTAGCCGCCCCTCGGCTCCCCGGTGCCACGGATCAATACGATCCGGTGATGCTGAACGAGCTTATCAATATCTTGCGGCTGTACTTCAATCGGTTGGATAATGCAGGGCCTATCGCAGGGGCGTCCCAGTTCAACGGCACAGCCGTCGTGTCAGGGTTGAGTTTCCCGCCCAACCCCGGATCAACAACGCCCAGTTTGCCAACTCAAGCCGATCTCGCTAATCTACGCTCTGGGGACATCTACTACGACACCTCGGCAAGCAACGTACTGAAAGTAAAACTATGAGCCTCCAACACGTCGCCAACCATTTAGCCTCTCAGGGTCGCAACGGCGACTCTATGCTGATGCACGTCACACCGAATGAAGTGGCCGGTTTGCAGTCGCTTGCGCAGCAGCACGGCGGCTCTTTGACCGTCAACCCCAATACGGGTTTACCCGAAGCCAACTTCTTGGATGACATCGGCTTGGGCGCAGTCAACAAGTTTGTACCTGCTATTGCTGGCGCTGGGCTGTCTTTCTTTACGGGTATTGACCCGATGACAGCGGCGGGCATGGTGGGCGGCTTGGCAGGACTCAGCTCCGGCAGTCTTTCAGAAGGTATTAAGGCAGGTCTCGGCGCGTACGGCGGCGCAAGTTTGACTGGTGCTTTGAGTTCTGCGGGAGAAGCAGCGCAAGCGGCGGCGGACGGCGTGAGTGCCAGCGGCCCGGTAGGGGCTTCCAAAATTGCTGCGGCTTCCACCGAACCCATGAGCGTGCTGGACAAGCTAGGCGCGGGCGCAAGCGCTGCGGCAGAACACCCAATGGACTTCATTAAGGACAACAAGTTTGCCCTAGGCGCTATCGCACTCCCCGCGCTAGCAGACATGGCCACTCCCGGCGCTGGCCCGACACCGCTCAAAAACACGGGCTACATCCGTCGCTACGCCAAGAACCCTGAGACTGGCGCACTGGAGCAAGTCGAAGCCGTGCCTGTTGACGATTGGGGCAGTCGGTCAGCCGTTTCGTTCGGCGGCGTTGGTCAGCCCGTCAAGTACATGGCTGGCGGTGGGATTACGACCGACCCGTTTACGGGCGAGGTAACGTACGTCGGTGATGGCACTGAGACCGAGACAACGCCAGCAACACCAACTGCGACACCTAGTGGCACATATCGGGTCTACAACCCGGACACTAAAAAATACGACACCGTGAATGCTTCCGGCACTCCGGTTGGCCCCGTTACGTTTGGCGGTGTTGCACGAACTACGCCAGTGATGCGCAACCCTAATGACACCCGTTCTGACTCCCAAAGTGCCTACGACTACCTGATGGGAAAGCCCGGCGCTCAGAACCCGATGTTGTTCTACCACCAGCAGGCCCCTGCCGCTTCTAGCGTTTTGGCCCCGTTGGACTTGGAGACTCGTACCGGTGGACACTACGTTCTCAATGCAGCCAAGACTGGCTACGATTGGATTCCCGATACCGCCGCTACGCCAGCCGCCGCAGACGCAGGCATCGCCGCACTGGCCGCTGGCCGTGGCCAAGCCAACCCCAACAATGCTACTGACGGCAGCGCAGGCATCCCTGACAACGCAGGTACTCGCGCAGCGGTTGTAGCAGGAAACCAACTGGGTACGCTCGGAAATATTGCACTGGGCAAGATTGCCAATCTATTTGCCCCTGAGAAAACCCAAGCTGAAATAGATGCCACGGATGTTGTGGACAAGTCATTCACACCACTTGCTCCCGGCGATTTTGGTTTTATGGGGCCACCCGCGCCCGATGGAAACGATAACGGCTTTATGGGGCCACCTGACCCGAGCGGGAGAGATGTAGGTCCGCCCGCTCCAGATGGAAGAGATGTAGGACCGCCTGCCCCCAGCCCAAATGGTGACGGTGGTGACGGTGGTGATGGTGGGGGCGGAGAGGCACGCGGCGGATTGAACCTGCACGGCAAATACTTCCCCCCTCAGTACGCCCAAGGCGGGATTGCTGCGCTGGCCGGTGGCGGTCTCGGTTCGCTGGGTGGATATTCTGATGGTGGTCAGCTACTTAAAGGCCCCGGTGACGGTGTGTCCGACAGCATCCCAGCTACAATTGGCCAAGGTCAACCAGCACGTTTGGCAGACGGAGAGTTTGTGATTCCAGCACGTATCGTGTCTGAACTGGGCAACGGTTCTACCGAGGCAGGCGCTAAGCAACTGTACGCAATGATGGCACGCATCCAAGCAGGACGCGCTAAGACAACCGGTAAAAACAAAGTGGCAACGGACAGCAAAGCTGATCGTCACCTCCCCGCATAAGGAACAGTCATGGCAGACCCAACATCAACAGTCCAGCAACAGGTAGGCTTTGCCCCCGAAATTGCCCCGTACGGGCAAGGCGTCTTGGCCGGTGCCGCGCAGGCGGTTGCCACCCCATACCAAAGCTACGCTGACTGGGCAAAAACCCAAGGACTCAGCGGCGATCAAGTTGCGCAGTTCACCGACCTGCAGAAGCAGGCGTTCCAAGGCGCTCAAGGTTTGGGGCAGAACCAGTACTCCCAACAGGCTGCAGCAGGCTTGGCAGGCTTGTCTCAACAAGCAGGCAACGCCCAGTACAACCCGAACCAGTTCAACACGCAGAGCTTCAACGCCGCCGGTACTGCTGACCAGTACATGAACCCGTACATGCAGAGCGTGGTGGACATCCAGAAGCGCGAAGCACAACGCCAGTCCGGTATCCAAGGAACGCAACAGCAGGCCCAAGCCGCACAGGCCGGTGCCTTCGGCGGTAGCCGCGACGCCATCATGCGTGCCGAGCGCGAGCGCAATCTGGGAACCCAGATGAACGACATCCAAGCCCAAGGAAGCAACGCTGCATTCCAACAGGCGCAGCAGCAATTCAACGCCGAGCAGAACCGCAACCTGACCGCCCAACAGGCAACAGAGCAGTCGAACCAGTTCGGTGCAAATCTCGGTCTTCAGGGCACCCAAATGGGTCTGCAGGGCTACTCGGCGCTGGGTTCTCAGGGCCAGAACCTGTATGGCCAGACCACCGGCAACTTGGGAATTCAGAACCAAATGGGCACGCAGCAACAGCAGCAAGTCCAAAACATGCTCAACACTGGGTACCAAAACTACACCAACGAGCAGAACTACCCGTACAAGCAGATCGGCTTCATGTCCGACATCGTGCGCGGTTCGCCCATGTCCGGTCTCGGTTCAACGGTATACCAACAGCAGCCGTCCATGCTTAATCAGGTGGCCGGTCTGGGCACCGCTGCAGCAGGTATGTACGGCGCGTACAACAAGTCCCAAGGAAACGCCAAGGGCGGCGAGATCAAATCTAAGAAACCTGCTGGACTGCCTGCGTTGCTTGTCCACAGCATGGCATAAGGAAACATCATGGCTTTTCATCCTTCTACGGGCGGCATCGGAGCCTTGGGCGCTCTGAACAAAGCCTCTGTCAGCGGTGTGGGCGAACCGATGAGCACCGACGCTCTGATTGCCAACTTGATCGGCATGACCCCTGCAGAACGGCAGCAATTTGCGTCCATCAACGCAAACGACCCGATGAAGCTGTCCGCCGCCAAGTACGTGGACAACCAGCTCAAAACACAAGCCAGCCAGTTGGTGGCGCAACAGAACCGGACGGCACCCCCACCGGTGAACCAACAGACCGTGGCCAGCATGGCCGGAGCCTCGCAAGGACAACCCGCACCGCAACAGATGGCTCAGGGTTTACCCGAAGAGACCGGCATCGGCGCTTTGCCCGTGCCTGAAATGAAGCACATGGCCGCTGGCGGCATCGTTGCTTTTGCCGACGGCGGGTTCAACAGCGAGCTGTTCCGCAAGTTCTTGGAGAGCGTCGGTAAGACAGGTTCCGACTTTGCAAATGCTGACTCCGCCACTAAAAAAGGCTTAATGGATGCCTTTGGTCGAGCCACATCTGGGCCACAACTCCCCCCATCTGCACCCGTCACCAACGTCCCAGCTGCCGCACCGGTTAATCCCTACGCCCCAGCAACACCCGGCACAAGTTACGCAGACACAAAAAGCCCTCTGCAGCGTTTAATGTCGGGGCCGAAGGGTAATATTATGGGCGCTCTTGCCGTTCCTGCGGCTGTGGCGTACGGCGGGGGGAAACTTAGTTCTGCTGCGGCAAACACTTTGAACGCCATGAGCGACGAAGATTTGGGAACCCTATCTAATGTAGGCGGCGGAGATGACACAGCGCTTGCTGCGGCTATTTTGCGCGAAGGGCGAAATAACCCCACTCCGGCCACACCCGCAAAACCGGGCGACTATCGCGGCTCAAAAGATGTTCCCTACACAGGTTCAGGTGTGCCGTCGGCATCTGCCGCAGCCGCACGTAGCGGCGCTTCCACACAAGCGGGAGCAAACGCACAAGCCGCGCGTGCCGCCGCACCCCAAAGTGATACCGGAGCCGGAGCCGGAGCCGGAGCAGGAGTACCCCGTACAGGTGCAGGCACAGCTCCGAGCAGCAACACCCAAACGGGCATGCCGAATGCGGCAGCGACCTATGCGGGCATGTTGAAGCAGTTGCCCCCAACAGTAGTCCCGCAAGAGTACCGGGATATTGAGCAGCTTCAAGTGGAGCAAGCAAACAAAGGCTTGGAGTCGGATCAAGCCGCAGCGGCAAAACTGCAAGAATATTTGGGCAAGCGCGGTGAACGCCTTGACCAACGGGCAGCGCGTCTTAAAGACAAGAGCGACAACGACATCAACATGTCCCTTATCGACGCAGGTTTGGCAATGATGCAGTCTCGCGGCCAAGGGCTGGCGGGTATCGCCGAAGGCGCTGGTGTGGGTATGAAGCGCTATACCGAAGAATCTCGCCTGACAGAAGCCGCACGTCAGAAGATTGAAGAAGCCCGCGACGCATATGACGACCTGAAGTTCAACCGCGAAGACATGTCCCGCAAGGAAATCCTTGCACGGAAAAAAGAAATTTCCGATGCGCACATTGCACTCAAAAAGAACAATGTGGACTATATGGTGGCACACGAAGGCATGGATCGCAAAACGGCAGATCATATGTACGACTCTGCTATGAACTTTGCACTGGAAGGCCAACGTCAACAGTACCAAAGCAAAGAAAACGTCCTAGACAGGGCAAACCGCCTGCAAGCTGCAGCCGCGCCGTTGAATGCACAGCTAGGAATTCTTTCCGCGTTGGGCAACGCCGAGCCGGGAAGCCCCATTGCAAAAGGGTTTAAGCTACAGAAGCTGGAAGCCCAAGAGCCTGCGATGTTCAAAAACTATATTGACCTTGTCAACGACCCAATCAAAGGTGACAAGTTCAAAGCGCAGTACCCAGATTTTTCTTCGTACTTGGCGGACTTCAACAAGCGTGGCGGTATTGCTGCGCTGCCGGGAGGCGGTGGTGCTGCCACCGCGCCGGTTGTCTTGCCTCGCTAAATATCGCATAATCTAAGGGTGCGTTACAAGGGCCTCGCACAGCCCATAACACTGCTAAGAGACTATGGCTAATTACATCCAACTACC